AACAGAAGCGTATTTTAGAGCTGATGGCTCTACAAGTGAGTCTATAGTTTATTATAGTGGTAATGAACATTTAAAGACTCAACAAACTGGTGTTAAAATCACTGGTAATACAGATATTACAGCTAATATAGGAATAGCTGGAAATGCAGTGATAGGCACTTATATGTCTATTGCTAACACTAACCCAGCTGCAACTGATGCATTAGTTGTAAATGGTAATATAAGAATTCAATCTGGATCACTAATTTTCGCAGATGGCAGTAGCCAATCAGCAGGTTCCAGTGTAACAACTTTTCCGACAGGAGACTACGGTTTGTTAGATGCTTCTAATGTATCAACAGACTCGTTTGGTCAGGTGATAGGTGGTTTATCAATTTTCGATATGGTATCTTCCCCAGCAGGATCAGTTGAAGGACAAGATTTAGGCGCTTTAAGCTAATTTAAGGAGAACGAGAAATGCCAACTCAACTACAATTTAGACGTGGAACAACGTCTCAAAATAATTCGTTTACAGGTGCAGTCGGTGAACTAAGTATTGATACCGATACCGAAAATATTAGGGTACATGATGGATCACAAGCAGGAGGTTTTGAAATAATCCCTGCAGGAACGATTGTCGCATTTGGGAATACAACCGCTCCAGGAGGATGGTTAGCGTGTAACGATGCAGCAATAAGTAGAAGTACTTATGCTAGGTTGTTCGCAGTTATAGGAACCTCATATGGAGTAGGTGATGGATCAGCTAACTTTAATGTACCAGACTTAAGAGATAGAGTACCGCTAGGATTCGGAACAAACATGGATTCAATGGGTGCGATTACATCAGCAGCTGCTGCTTCCGCTGTAATGGCTTCAGCCTCAAAAACAGGTGTGACAACTGGAACAAGTACAACAGGGTCAACTACACAAGGTGTTACAGCAGGAACTGCTAACTTTGCTACATCAGCGAAAGACTCCTCAACTGCCGCAGCTGTAAACTCAGTTAATACTGCTGCTCATACTCATTCTATCCCCGCGCTAACTTGTGATGCTTTTACTGTGAATACAACCTTACCTTCTCAAGTTTGTCAGTATATTATAAAAATATAAGGCATACTATGGCAGATAATGTAAGAGAGCTAGATCAAATACAGACTGAGTTAGACAGACTGCATGAACGTTCGCAGGCTAATAAAGCTAATATGACTGCCCATGAAGGCGTATGCGAAGAACGTTACAATAATATTATGTCCATGATGAGTGAGATCAGAGGAGAACTAAGATCAATGCATTTTAAGGTAAATGGGGTCAGCGAGTTGGCAACTAAAGGTAGAACCTCATTAAAAACTCTTCTCTGGGTAGGCGGTGCTATAGCTAGTATAACCGCTTTCATAATAATGATAATTAATGTTATTCCTAAATGAGTTTTTTCAGACTAAGTATAGATAAACTTCTAACTAAATTACCCACCCCCGTAAAATTTAATGATTCTCAGCAAGCGATGATTGAAGGTTTGAATGAAAACAGATTTTTTGTGCATATTGCCGCAAGAAGAACAGGTAAGTCTTACGCAGCTGCAATCTTAGCTTTTGGCAAGTTGTTAGAACCAGGACAACAAGTTATGGTTGTAGCACCTAATTTTTCACTTTCATCTATAATATGGGATTATGTTACTGATCTAATAAAACAGCTCGAGATTGAAGTTGATCGATTTAACCAAAAAGATAAAGTAGTTAGACTTATAAATGGTTCGGTATTTAGATTATTATCAGCTAATAATCGAGACTCTTTAGTAGGTAGAGCAGCTAACTTATTAATTGTAGACGAAGCAGCTATTATTCCCAACGAGGAATACTTTACTCGAGATCTTCGACCTGCTTTATCAACTTTTAAAGACTCACGTTGTTTATGGATATCTACACCTCGTGGTAAAGGTAATTACTTATATAATTATCATTTAAGAGGAGCAGATAACGAGTATCCTGATTGGGGTTCCGCCCTATTTACTTGGAGATCTAACCCTTTATTATCAGAAAGCGATATAAAAGAAGCTAGAAAAGCTATATCACGTGCTCTTTTTGCCCAAGAATATGAATGTGAATGGACTACTACTGAAGCTCAAATTTACGATAGTATAGATGAGGATAAGCATGTCGGAGAATACGTAGGAGAACGTTTTTCTGAAGTTATTGCTGGATTAGATGTAGGTTATAGAGATGATAACGTATTTGTAGTTATTGGTTTTGATGGTAAATCTTATTATATTATAGATGAATACGTATCAAAAGAATCTACTACTTCAGAACTAGCAGCTCGCATACAAGAAAAATTAGATGAGTGGAGTATAGACACTATTTATATTGATTCTGCAGCTCAACAGTTAAAAGCAGATTTTGCTTATGATTATGATATATACTGTGAAAATGCGGTGAAGTCGGTTAATGATGGAATTAATTATATACAAGTGTTAATTGAACAGGGTGACCTATTTTTTGATACTTTAGGATCAACTCACTGTTTTTCTGCTATGTGTACTTATAGATGGAATCCTAATACAGAGACACCAAAACCAGTCCATGACTGGACTTCTCACCCATGTGATGCTATAAGATACGCAATTTACACACATTCAAAAATGAGTAATATATCTATTTATGCCCACGGTTAGAATTATAGTACTAAACTACAAACGACCTTATAATGTACTACAAATAGTAAAAGCTTTTGAAGGTTTTTATCCTATTACCATTATTAATAATAATCCTAATGACAGTATCAGTATACCTCCGATTGATTTGAAGTCTGGAAAAGACTATAAAACTATCGATATTGTAAAGAATAAACTTAATTTAAAATGTATGGATAGATGGGTAAAATGCTTTGACTATGAAGAAGATTTTAAACTAATTATAGATGATGATATTTTACCGAGTAAGACTTTGGTAGATAAAATGCTAAAGTTAAATGAGCCCATTATAGGTATTTATGGAAAAAGTAATGTCGATAATGTAAATTCTTATCCCCAATTAAATGATCACTGGTGTGTTGATGCTGATGTTGACTTTTTAGTTGGATCTGTTATTCTGGTAAAACAAAATGTATTAAATCTTATTAAAGAAAAAGTTCTTAATGCTGGTTATCCCGAAAGAGGCGACGATATTATGATTAGTTATTGGATAAAACAAGCTCTTCAGCTGAATACTTTGAAAACAATTAGCGGTAAAATCTTGAATTTACCAGAAGGGGATGTTGGTCTCAATAAAGATACTAAACATTTTTTGATGAGATGGAACGTTATTGAAAAATTTAAAAATTTAACTTGGTAGCAGGGTCAAATTATCGTATTATGAATCAATTAAAAAGATTTCCTATAAAATATATTAGAGATTTTATAAAAAAAGATTACAAACTTCGTGACGAGTGTTTTATATGTGGCTCCAAAACAAAATTAGAGCTGCATCACTTACTAAGTGTTAGTGAGTTATTCAATAAATGGTGTACAAAAAATAAAGTCACCACAATTGATGATGTTGACTATATTAAAAAATTAAGGATTGATTTTGCTAAGGACTGTGAAGAAGAATTAAGTCATAAGCATTTATTTACTTTATGTAGTACTCATCATAAACAATTGCATTCTATTTACGGACAAACTTATTCTAATCATCTAGCATCTAAAATAAAAAACTGGTTAGAGATTCAAAAGGCAAAAAATGGCAGATAATGAAGAGATAAAAGGTTTTAGAAAATGGGTTGCAGATAGTTTAAAACTAAATCCTGCTCAACCTTCAATTGCTTCTTTAGAGCCTTACGCGTCTCCAGAAACAATTGTTGATTTTGAACAAGCCTACAGAGAAATTGAAGTAGTTCATAGATCCGTAGATATGATTATTAATGCTTGTATAGAAATACCTATGGTCGTTGAAGGAGCTACTCCTGCCAAGAAAGTAAATAAATTACTTAATATAAGACCAAATCCTTTTGAAGATCGTGTAAGATTATTTAGAAGAGCTTTTTTAGATTTTTTACTTGATGGTAATGCTTTTTTCTATTATGACGGTAATGACATATACTTACTACCCGCTAATGACGTCGAGGTAGTGCCTGATGAAAAATCATTCATTTCTCATTATAACTACATGGTTGCAAATCAACAGTCTCAAGACTTTTATGGGTTTGGAGCAGGTAAACAAACTAGAAAAAACCAGGCTATACAATTTGGCACTAATGAAGTAATTCAAGTTATGGCTGAAAATGATCAGTCTATTTTTAGAGGCACCTCTAAACTTAAGCCCTTACTAAAGTTAATGGAACTTTATCATTATATGATCAAATTTCAGAGACAGTTTTTTAAAAACAATGCTGTGCCGGGATTTGTTTTAACTACCGACTCTATACTTTCCCAAAGAGTGAAGCAAAGATTACTAGAGGCTTGGAGAACAACTTACACTACAATTTTTGATGGCGCAAGAAACCCTGCCATTTTAGATGGAGGTCTAAAAATTGATGAGTTTTCTACTAAATCTTTTGAACAACTAGATTTTGAAAACTCAATAGAGAGAATTCAACAAGATATGGCAAAAGCATTAGGAGTGCCGTATGTTTTATTAAAATCGGGTAATAATGCTAATATTGATGCTAATCAAAAACTATTTTATCTACACACTGTTATACCTATGCTGACACAATTTTGTTCTGCATTTAGTCATTTCTTTAATAATGGAGTAACAGTAAGACCAGATAGACTAAAAGTTCCAGCACTTCAGCCTGATAACAGAACTCAAGCAGTTTATTATTCAACTCTGGTAAACACAGGAATTATAACCCCAAATGAAGCTCGTGAGGGATTAAGATTTCCAAAACTTGAAAATAATGATAGTATAAGAATACCTCAGAATATTACGGGTAGTGCAACTGATGCCACCCAAGGTGGAAAACCGCAAGACGGGGAAACACTCAACGAAGATAAGGAAGCAAATAATGAAAACGAATAAGACATTATATCTTAACAGTGCTTTCGAGACTAAGTCCTTTAAAAAGGGTTCAAAATCTCTAAATATAGCAGGATACGCTAATACAATAGCAAAAGACCGTGCTGGTGATATAGTCACTGCACAGGCATGGGCTAAAGGTGTAGAGAATTATCGAAGAAACCCAGTTTTACTTTATCAACATAAACATGAGAATCCTATCGGCAGAGTCGATAAGATTACAGTAGATAAAAAAGGCATTTATGTCGAAGCCGCTGTTAGTGAAGCAGCTGAGAAGAATCACGGTGTCCAGACTTTAATTAAGGATGGCGCTTTAAAGAGTTTTTCAGTTGGTTTTAGAGTTAAAGATGGAAAGTATAATAGTAATGATGACACAATGATGATTACTGATGTAGAATTGTTAGAAATATCAGTTGTCAGTGTTCCTTGTAATCAAGATTCACTATTTTCTATCCGAAAAAGTTTTGAGTCTGATAAAGACTATAAAGAATTTACGAAGTCGTTTGGCACGGCTGATGATAATGAAATTAAGATGATGCGTAGTATCAAAGCTGGAATCACCGATGTACAGGATGGACATTATCATACCGTTGAAATGGATGACCAGGGCAACGGAGTTACTACATACGCATCGCATATGTCCAACCACGCTCATAAAGTTATGGGCGGAATCGTGATTGAAGCTGAGGGTCACTCTCATGAAATCACAATGATGGGTGTTCCGATTCATAACATGGAAGAACAGGAGTCTGTTAGTGAACGTCCTTTTAGTCCATCTGAGGAGGAAGCAATGTCTCAAGACAAAAAAGAAGAAGTCGTTGAAGAGATTAAGTCTGATGAACCTGCAGAAATGGAAGTCGAAGTAAAAACTGAGACTAAAATTGAAGAGAAATCAGAAAATAGTTCTGAAACGCAAGCTAAAGCTGAAACCGAGGAAGTTACGGATGAGGTTGAACTAGTAAAGGAAGATGATGAAGAAGAGCTCGTAGCACGAGATCCTAACGAATCAATTCCGATGATCAACTTACTCTCAGCTGATCAGGATAAACTTCAGCATGGTGATTTAATTAACTACAACGAAAAAATGTTTAGGGTTACTAAAATCGCAACGGGCCAAAGTCCAATCTTTAAATTTTTAGAGGTTGACGCAGATGGTCAAGACTGTGATAATGTTCTTAATGTGAAGGCAGACGACATTTCACAAGTCGAAAAAATCGAAACTAAAGCTAGTGAAGACGAAGGATCTGAAGATCAGTCTCAAGAGCTTCACATAAAATCTACAAAGGAGAATGACATGGCTGAGCAAGTCGTAGATACACCAATCGTTCTTGACACGGGCGCATCTGAAAAGAAAGCTAGTGTAGAGATCAAAAAAGAAACTGCTCCACTAAGAGCAGAAGTGTCTGAACCTCAAATTGCAGAGCTAGTAGAAAAAACTGGTGAAGCGATCATAAATGAGGCTGAAGTAGCAGACCAACAAGTGCTTGTTAAAGAAACAAACGCAGTTGCTAATACTTCACGCGAATCTGAAAAAGTTGCAGAACTTAAATCACAGATGAGCAAATATCAAGAAGAAATTGCAGCATTACAACGTTCTAAAATGCAATATCAAGAAAATCAGAGAAGTAAATCTCAATTTTCAGATAAAGATATGGCAAACGCTGTACTAGTAGCAAAAATGTTGAACAAGAGAGACGTATTTGACACAAAAATGGGTCAACGTATGAAAGCTGTTACAACAGTAGATCAATTCTTGAGTAATTTCTCAAGTAACATTTACACCGAGATGGAACAACAATTAGTTGTTGCTCCTTTATTTAATCGTATTGCAGTAGACGCTAAAACTTTTAGAGTACCAGTTGCAGACGAGGATTCAGATGGAGATGTAGCACAGTTCGCATCAGGAACATTCGCTACAGGTATTGCAGATGGCACAAGAGTACCAACTACAAACCAAAATACAATTTCATCTGTAGACTTTACTCCACATAAGTTTATGGCAACTACTCATCTTGCAAAAGATGAAGAAGAGGACACAGTCCTTCCGTTGTTAGACTTCTTACGTGCAGCAGCGACACGTCGTTTAGCTCGTGCAATTGATAAGTCAATCTTACGTGGTACTGGAGCGTTATCAGGCTTTACCGCATCACCAACTAATGCTATTACTGCAGGTACAGGTTACGCATCTGTTATCGAAGGTATTACAAACTTATGTGCCGATGTGGGCGCAGCACTTACAGTGGATACAGGTTCAGGAAATGATAAAGCTGATCCATCAGATATCGCAGCTGCGAGAACTAAGCTAGGTAAATACGGTCTTCAGTTAGGTAATGATTTAGTATACTTAACATCAATTGAAGGTTATAATAACTTAGTAACTACTTCAGACTTTCAGACAGTTGATAAGTTTGGTCCAAATGCAACATATCTAACAGGTTCTGTTGGTGCCGTATACGGTATACCGATAGCAATTACTGAGTTCTTAGACAATGTAGGCGGATCTAATAACGATATCGGAGTATTACTCTATAAGCCTGGTTTCATGATTGCTGAAAGACGCGGTATTGAGATCGAGAGCGAATACGAGCCACGTCAGCAAGTTACTGCTATGTATATGTCAACACGTTTTGACTTTAAAGCATTAACTACTAACTCAAGCAACGCATTGGATGCAACTAAGTACCCATATGCTGTTACTATAGAAGCTGGCTAATAGCTACTAGTTAAATATTAACTAATTTAGGGGGAGGCGGTGCAGCCTCCCTTTTTTATTTAAGGAGAAAATTATGAGCACTATTATACCTGAAGATATTAAAGATATAGAAGAAGCCCGAAAGTGGCTTCATAAAAGAGGCTGGAGCATAGTTCTAGCTGAAGAAGAATTGGCTAAATGGGAAGGTCCTCATGACGGCGATGAGGATAACGAAATTGAAGTCATTGAAGAAGAGATCATCGAAGAGTGGGATGATGAAGACGAAGATGACGATGAAGAAGATGAAGATGACGATGAAGAAAACGAAGATGACGATGACGAAGATGAAGAAGATGAGGACGATTCCTGGGACGACGACGAAGAAGAAGACTGGGATGAAGACGAAGAAGATAAATAATTAAAGAAGGGCGAATCTTATGGCGGACAGATTAGAAGAAAACTTGGGAAAATATCCATATATTACATTAGCTCAAGTAAAAGATTATCTTTCAATTTCAAGTACAACTGCTGATGCTAGGTTGGCTAATGTTATTAATTACGCTACTGGTATGGTCGAGCATTATATTGGACAAGAGGTGTTAGCTAATGACTATCTTGAAATATTTGATGGAGGTAAAACCTCTGTTATGGTATCGCGTTTACCTCTATCTAACGTTTATCAAGTAACAGAGTTTAATGGGGTAGAGGATCAAGTTTTAGACGATCCGTCTACCATAGGAAGGCCTAACCAATCTGATAGTGATGATATGAATATTGTTTTTAAAAATAATGCTCATTTGAACACAAGAGTTAAAAATTTTGGTACATCATCTTTAGAGGTAGGCTTGAATGATTTTATAGAAAGTGGCACCGTACCAGAACAGTTAAAATTTGAAGAGGGTGATTTTACCATTGAGATGTTTATTCGTGTTAATGAGTCGAGTCTACCTGTAAAAGAGCTATTTTCAATTAACACAGACTCGACAAATTCCTTGAAATTTTCTACAAATGGAACAAGTGGTTTAAAAATTGTAAGTACCATAAGCGGAAGTGCTACTACAGTTACTGGTGCTAATACAAATGTACAGACTCAACAATTTGGTCAGCGACATTTTGCTCATGTAGCTGCGTCATTCAATGCGCAATCACAAAAAATGTTTTTGTTTTATAATGGAAACAATATAACAGGAGCTAGCGGAGAAACCTTTGCTGTAAGCAATAATACTTTTACAACTAATGTCAGAATTGGTACAGATTTTGCTGGTTATATTGACGAATTAAGAATTTCTGAAATCGCAAGATATTCTGCTGATTTCACTACACCTACAAAAAGATTCAGACCTGACCAAGATACGGTGATGTTAGTTCATTTTGATGGTAAAAATAACGCTACTACTGCTGAAGATATTCATAACGCAGTTAGCGAATATACTTTTAGTCGTGATATGGGAGAAGTAACACGTGATGTTGGTTCTGTTGGAGCAAGAGGGTCATACCCTACTTTAAGAAACAATTATCCTTCTTTAACCTTATCAGGACCTCCAGCTTTCCAACCTTTTCCGTCTGGTGTTAAGGTAGACTATCGTGCAGGTTATGAATCTTCAGATGTTCCACAAGATTTACAAATGGCAACACTTGATGTTATTAAGTTGATCTATAAACAAGATCAAGAAAAGAAAGGCTTTTCTTTTGAAGGTGAACGAGGAGAAAAATACTCTCTTGCAGGAACTTTTCCTCCCCATATACGAAGAATTTTAGATTTATATAGAATCGTGCAGTAATGACAAAAATAAATCCATTATCAATTAAAATTGAAGGATTAGATTTAAAGCTAGGCAATATTGAGCCTTTTGTTGCTGCTGAAAAACGAATAACGGTTGCACAGAGAAACCAAATCACTCGTTATATATCAGACTATATTTCTGAAGAAATTGGGCTTGGTCGAAAAATGAGTTCTGGTACTATGTCTAAATACCTAACTCCCCAAGCTGCCCCTGATGGACAAATTGATACAGAACAATTTTTTAATCTTACTGGTATTAAAGTTAGTCAAAGTTCCGTACTTAAAGATGAAGCTCAACAAGCTACTTTTGAGACAAAAGTTGGTAAAGTGGGTGGCGACGTATCATTTACTGCAATAGATGTTGGTGGAAAAACTAATAAACCAGGGTTTGAAGCCATTTCAAAAGCATCACAAGATTTTGGAACATCGTACATATCAGGCATAAAAGCTTATCAGTTTTTAGAAAAAGCACCTGAAGTGGCTGAAGAATTTAAACGTTTAAAAGGTTCTTTGACACAAAAAATGGAAAACTTACTTTTAGTAAAAATAGTAGATGCTGATAAAGGCAAAGGTAAACGAACTGAACTAAGTTTTATTAAAAATCCTTTAAAAGGGTTAGATTTTAATAACCCAACAACATTCACAAATTTTATATCATTAAGAATTAGACCTAGAACAAAAAGTGTAAACGGCTCTAGTGAAAAAACAGTTACTGCTTATAGAATCGAGGCTAAAGCGACTAGTAAATTACTAAAATCTTTTGATTCTAAAAGAATTACTGATAAAGTTATTAAAGCTCATTCAAATGCTTATTCAACTGGTTTACAAAAGTACGTATTTAGCAGATTAGATAAATTTGTTAAGAGATCTAAAACACGACCAAATAATGAACAAATAAGAGCTGTTGCTGCTTATACAGTGGCTCTGGCTAGAGAATTTGAAGCGGGTGGGCAAACACCCTTAGCAACTAAAACAGGGGTACGTAAGCCAAACTTAAATATCAAGCCTGGTGAATTACGAGTAATTCCTACCAAAAAGCGTGAACGACAAAGTTTCATTTCAGGAGTGCAACTAACTCAATTGGTACAACGCAGACTAGGTAAAACAATGAGAAAATTTGGTGAACCACAGGCTCCAGAGTTAACTGAACGCTCTGGTAGATTTAGAACAAGTGTTGAAGTAATTGCAAACTATAGAAAAAATGTAGTTGCTTATAGATATAACCCAATATACGATAATTTAGATAAGTATGGTTATAAGCCCTCAGAGCAAGTCGGTAAAGCAACCCGTGAAGTTGTTCAAACATTGTTCGCGAGAGCTTTCAGTATAGTAAAGGGTTAATATGGCATCAAGAAGAAAAGAAATAGTACAGTTTATTGTGGGGCAATTAAAAAATATTGATGGACAAAATTCTACTTATAGTGCATTGTACACTTACAATAATAACTTGTTTGAAAATGTATTCAGAAAATTAAAATTTTTAGACGAGGTTAACGACTTTCCTGCGGTATACGTGTCTGCGGGAACCGAAATAAGAAACTTCAATTCTAAAGATTTGACGGTAGCAACATTAGACGTTACACTAAGAGCATATGTATTTGGAGAAGATAATTCTCAAAGTCTAGCCGATGATTTAGTTCAAGACATTGAACACGTTATATATTCATTGGAGGATAAACCGGATATTGGAATACAGGATATAACCATAGACAATATTTCAACTGATGAAGGTTTAGCTCATCCCTACGGTCTAGCAGAAATAGAATTGACAATAGTCTATAGACTAAATAATTAAGGAGAAAGAAAATGGCATCTCTTAACCTACAGAGAAACTCAGAAGTGTTCTTTTCAACTGTTGATATACTTAACGGTGCAGCTATTACTGACTTGCGTCCAACTAATACTTGGAAACTTGAAGTGTTAGCAGGCTTCGCGGTAACATCATCAGCTGCTACACAAGACATCACTTCATTGGAATCTGGTACAGACCCAGACAGATCACAACAGCGATTTAATACAGCTATTAACCCTGTTGACTGGAACTTCCAAACATATTTAAGACCGACCGGTGTACTAACAGGTGCAGCTGGTGGCACAACTACCGCAGCTACTAATCAGACAGGTAATGTAAAACCGACTGCTGACTGGTTCATGTGGCAATCAATGGTATCTAATACTAAAGTAGTAGCGACAGATGCTGATGGTTTGCACGAACGTTCTGTTTGGGAAACTGGAGGCAAACTTCGTACAACTACTGTCGCAAAAGGTACAGGATCAAGCGCAACTAAGTCTAACTTCTCAGCAGCAGTAGAAAATCATATATACTTTAAACTGGATAACGTTATCTATCAAGTATCTAACGCTACAGTAAATCAAGCCACAGTTGACGCAGGAATAGAAGAAATTGCTACAACTACATGGGCAGGATTCGGTACAACTATGAAAGAAATTACAGGCAGTGCGCGTAATGTTGCTATCTCAGTTTTTGGAGGAATTTTAAATAATGGTTCAACCATTACAGCTAATTCTAATTTCCAAAAAATGAGTGCCTCTGCTACTGAAGCAGCTGCTTATCACCCATATAATCAGATGAACGTAGCCGGATCAGCAAGTACTAACTCATTTATCAAAAATCGTTTAAGTACAATTGAATTTCATCACAAAGCAACTGCAGGAGGATCAGACGAGAAGTTTGTTTTTCCAGTAACTGCATTAAGTTTTGATTATAATAACAATATTACATATTTGACACCAGAAGAGATCTCTGCTCTTAATGAGCCGATTGGTCAGTTTACTGGTTCAAGAGCTATAACAGGTTCTGCAACTATGTATTTAAGAACTGGTGACTTAGAATCAGCTGGTTTCTTAAGAAATATATCAGAAGATTCAAGAACTAACTCTGCACAAACATCTAATGCTAATTTAATTATTGGTGGCACAACAGCCCCATATGTAGCATTTCAATTAGATGCGTGTCAGTTTGAGTTCCCACAAGTTGCTACTGATGATGTTATATCAATGTCAGTAAACTTTGTTGGACAAGAGCCGACTGCTACTAAAGGCGATGGCGGAGAAGTAACTATCTTTGCTGCAAAATAATAGCTAAATGATTCTGAGGGGGGTCACTAATTTACTAACCATGAGTGCTCATCACTTGCGATTCAGGTCCCCCTCACCTAAGAAAAGCAGATATGTGATGAGCATTTTTTATTTGAGGGGAAACTATGAGTAAAATCAAAAAAATGATGGCAGAAAAATCATCAGTGTGGATAGAGTATCCAGACGTTGCTGAATTTTCTGTTAATCTTAACTACTTAACTCGCGAAGACTTAATGAAGATTAGAAATGCGAGTCTTACCTATAAATTTAATAAACGAACTCGCCAACGTGAAGAAGAAGTTGATAACGACCGTTTTTTAGAAAATTATGCAGAAAAAGCGATAATTGGTTGGAAAGGGCTTAAAGTAAAGCATATGCCTGCTTTAATGCCAGTTGACATATCAGGAATGGACATCGAAGAAGATGTAGATTATAGTAATGAAGATGCTATAGAGCTTTTAAAAAATTCAACGGTATTTGATCAATTTATTACAGATGCTATGAATGATTTTGAGCAGTTTTCAAAGAAAAAAGCTGAAACTGACTCAAAAAACTAACTAACTACCTTCAGACTGCTTTGCACGGAGGTGGAGTATCAGCTGAACAGTACTTTGCTATTTGTGAACAGATGGGGGTAGAGCCAAAAGATGAGGAAATTCCAAAAGATCCTTCTAGTTTTTCTTTAGAGGCTCAACAAGCATTAGTTATAATGAATGCACTACCAGATATCTGGGAAGGCATGAACGGACTCTGGCTAGGTAAAAACTATAACGGTTTATTTGATATACTGAAGTTATATCAAATTGACAATAAACGAGAAGTTTTTGAGCTATTAAAAGTTTGTGAGGCTGAATTAGGAAAATATTATGCTCAAAAACGTAAAGAGCAAGAAAGCTTAGCGAAGGCTAAGTCCAAGAGAGGATAGCACGTGGCTACAACAGTTCAGAATATTGTCACTAGGCATACTAGTACTGGTGCTAAAAAAGTACAAAAAGATACAGAGTCAATCGGTAAGGCCCAAACCCGTTTAGGACAAGCTTCTGCTTCTGCAGGTAGGCAGTTTTCTGCACAAGCTACAGGTTTAGGGGGTATAGTATCAGCCTATGCTGGCGCTGCTGCCAACATCTTTGCTATAACAGCTGCCTTTTTTGCTTTAAGAAAAGCCGCTGAGTTTACTCAAATCGTTGCAGGTACTCAAGCTCTAGCTTCTGCAATAGGTGCAAGTGCTGATGAATTAATTGCTGATGTACAGTCTATCACAAAATCTCAACTTTCATTATTAGATACAGTTCAACAAGTTAACCTTGGTTTAGTTTCAGGATTTGACTCGTCTCAAATTACAGAACTATCAGATGTCTCTCTAAGAGCTTCTAAAGCCTTGGGAAGAAACTTAGCAGATGCTTTTCAAAGAGTTGTTCGTGGTGCTGCAAAACTAGAGCCAGAACTATTGGATGAATTAGGTATTTTTACAAGAATTGACCCTGCTGTTAGAAAGTATGCTGATAGTGTAGGAAGAAGTGTTACTTCTTTAACTAACTTTGAAAGACGTCAAGCATTTGTAAACGAAGTAATCGATGAAGGACAACGTAAATATAGAGATGTTGACACCTCGTCAAGGAGCGCAGCTGTGTCCTTACAAGCATTAGCCGCCGCGATAACTGACATTGGACTTAAGTTTGGTGGTGCTTTAGCAGAGGGGATAGCTCCTTTTGCTGACTTTATTTCTGGAAACGCCTCTAATGCTATTGCTTTATTTGGGGTGTTAGCTCGAGTTGTAGGTGCCCAAGCTGTAAGTGTGTTTTCAAAAGGTATTGAAAGTGCTGCTGCGTCAATAGAACGCTTTGGACAAAGTGCTGCTTTATCTCTTGATAGGGTAAGTGCAGGGTATAGAACCGCTGTTCAAGCAGCTATTAACTACTCAACTACTGCTTCTAGGGTTACCAACTTAGGAACTCAACAAGAGAGAGCACTTAAACAAGAAGCAGTCGCTCTTTTACAGAAAAATGCTGCTCTTGATACTTTAACTAGGGCTCAAATAAAAAATACTATTGCAACACTAGAAAGCGCAATCGCCGCAGAAACAGCCTTTAAAGCTAGGACAAAATCTGAAGCTTCAGCTAATAGAGCAACTGCATCAATTGATAGGTTGACTGCTTCATTGAAAAAATACCAAGCTGCCCAACAATCTGGTATAGCGGGAACTGCCTTATTTGCTGGAGCTTTAGGAAAAATCTCTGGAGGTATTGCTTTAATTGGTAGAGGTATAGCAGGTGTTATAAATATTATACTACGATTTACTGTGTTTTTGTCAATAGCACAGTTAGCTTTAGACACTTTAGCAAAGGTATTCGGATTTAAAGAAGTTAAATTACTAGAAACCATTGGCGATCAATTCAGAAAATTACTAGAGTTTTTTAAAAGTAATACAAAAGCTGTTAATAGTTTTGCTGGCTCTTTTAGAGAGGTAAAAGACTTATTTAAAGACACAGGTTTAACATTGGCAGAATCCAATGAGGTATTT